GTGTGATAGTAGGTGTTGTTACGGGTGTAGCTGTTTCAGCAGTAGTAGCTGTAGCCTCTGTTATATCGCCAACTTGACCTGTACCTTCAGCGATAGTACCTTCTGCCTTAGCTTCATCTGTAGGAGTAGCAACTTCCGCAGTCTCAACCATAGACATAGGATCTGCCATTGCTGAAGCAGTCATTTCTGTAGGAGTAGTATCTGATTGTAAGTTCTGCATAGCAGTAGCTAAAGAAGCCTCTGCATTTGTTAAAGCAACCTGTGCTGCATCTACAGAAGCTTTGGCTCCTGCATCATCAGGAGATGCCGCTAATGCTTGTTGTGCCGTAAGTAAGGCATTACGTTTTTCTGCTACAGTAGCTTGAGCACTGTCTACTTTAGAGGCTAAACCCCCTTCAGCAAAACCCTGCTTAGTAACCATACCACCGTATGCCATACCAATTCGTTTCTGTGCCACCTCTGCCATTTTACCGACACGTGCCGCAGCACCCGGTTGGGACGCCAAATAACGAGACTGTTCGTCAGATTGCATACCTTGCATCTCAGGTATAATTTTACCTAGTTGTTCAGGTGTAAATCCTGCAAAACGTTTAGCCATGAAAGTAAGTCCTTATTAATTACCTAGCTTCATCCATATCGCCCCAGCGATAAAGGTGAAGACAGCAATGGTTGTTATCTTAATGAATGTATTCCAGATGCTTTGACGTGTTTGACGCCATGTATCAAGTAAGCTACGTATCTCACGCATATCAATAGCAGCAGACTCATCACTCAAGCCAAGCTCCAGTAATACCTTTTGAGCACCACGCTTAGCCGCTCGGTCTAACATAGCCTCTAATTCTTCTAATGTCAAGGTAGTGTTACTCATTATAGTAGCCTATTGTAAATCTTTTATAAACTTAAAGCAGTCTGTTTGTTTTAATATGTAAGTCTTTATATAACACTCTTGATTGTTTATGCTTTTTAGAAGGCGGTGTCTTCCATCTAATAGCCTATACCTCTTGTTAAGAGGGTTACTCATACCCTCACACACTATAGCAGGTAAAGATATATTTGCGTATATATAACGAGGGCTGTCTAAGTTTATTCCATCTAAAGGTTTATACGCGATATGTTCTATAGAAACATTATGTATTTTGTATTTCTTTGCCTTAGCGTAGTTGTAAAGGTTTTGACAATCTATGTAAGTGTTTACGTCTAGGACGGACCAGTCCCCGTCCATGATGTGTATCACCCTATTTGGTACCCTATGCTTATTCTATCTGTATTACTTCCTACGCAGTGCCATAAGTAAGGTGGTTTGTCTGTAATGTCAAATAGTCTGAAAGTAAAACCAGCGCTATCGTAATCTGTAATAACAACATCATTTTGTAAGTACCTAAAGAAAGATTTGTTTGCTTCTTTTGCCCAAGTAATGTATAGTCGTTTACAAGGTACATCGCTGTTAGTATGCCAACCCATGTATCCTGTAGGTGGGTAGTGAAAGAAGCCACTAGGTTTAACAGAACAACCAGGAAAAGCTTCTTGTATTATATGATTCAGTTTAGGAGCTATACGAAGGCTTTCAAAGCTTACAAGATTGCCTTGTGTTGATATAGGTGTATTACTACTCTTATATGCTTCTAAAGCTTCTTCCGTAAGATGTTTTTCCCAATCTGTCTCGGTGTAAGCGCCTATCCTATTCGTATTACCTAAGATCTGTGTAAGGTAACGCATTACTACGTCTTGTATAGCATCTGTGTGCGCTGGGCTTAACTCTATTCTAAGGCTCATTAAGCTAAGGCTGTACGATACTTTTCAGTGTAGTCTACAAAAAGTGCATTAGGACCTGTTGCAAGTGTTTCAGTAAATGTAGTAGCAGTAGAGTAATCTACAGAACTAGGCATATTGCGTAATGTTTCTTTGTCTACCTCCATATCAGCCACTACAGATGTGAGACCTTTAGCCATTGCTCTAGTTTGTAGGCTATCTAGAGTATTAAGAAGTTCTGTACGGCAAGAGCGATATACGTCTTTCCACCAAAGATCAACTAAAGACATATCCCATACTAGTGCTGTAGGGTTATCCATATTATCAAAGGTAAGTTTATCCACATGAGTTAGCATAGCTAAATTCTCTGTGTCTGAGTTAGTAGGCACAGCTTTAGTTAAGGTAGCTGCTCCTGTAGGAATTACTCCTTCTGCGATAAGCTCCTCTACAGTTTGATCTGTATTAACAAAGCCTAGCTTCGGAGTTCCAATAGTTCTGTTGAAGAAAATGTTGTTCATAGATATGCGCCTTTAGTAGATTACTACAGCGATGTATGTAGGGTCAACTGCTTGAACACCCCACGCACCAGCCGTGTTGTTATCATTACCTCCAAAGTGTATAAACTGAGGGTATGTTTTTGTAGCCTTGATAGTTATTGTGCTTGCTGTACGAGCAGTTACAAAAGCATTATATAGATTTGCTGCTGTATTGAGGGCTGGAGTTTGAGATAATGTACCTACATCTGTTGTCCCTACAGTAACACAGTAATCTCCGCTAGAACCTCTTACACCACTAGCAAGGGTTAGATTGTAGCTACCTGTAGCTGTTTTAGAAAGCGTTACATTTTGGCTAGAGATAACACCGCCTGTAGAACCATTGAAAGCAATGAATCCACGAGCTGCACCATTAACGCCATTCATATTAGTTAGTGCAGAACCATTAATAGCCGGTAACGAGCCCGTAAGATTAGATGCACTAATAGACCCTGACAAACTAGATGCAGTCAAAGCACCTGTATTCACAGTGCCTAGAGTTACGTTATCATTAGGCTGTACAGCAGTATCCGCTAAAGAACCTTGCGCTGTAGTAGCTTTACCATCTAAAGCTGTCTGTAGCCCATCTACATTAGAAATAATATGATTGTGGCTATCATCAGCTATGGCAGTAGTAATCGAAGCATTAGCAGAACCATCAAAAGAAACCGAACCTGTTACATCACCTGTGAGTGTGATATTTCTAGCTGTATCTAATACAGTAGCACTAGAAGCATTACCTACAAAAGACGTAGCATAAATAGGGTCAGTACCTGTAGACCATCTGTCGTTAGCTTCGTCCCAGAAGAACTTCTTGTTAGTAGCTGTACCACGTTCAACTTCAATACCAGAATCAGCAGAGGGTGTACCAGCTTCGTCAGAGTTAAGGATGATAAATGTATTAGTAGTACTAACATCCTGACTGCTAACAGATGTGGTTGTACCCTGCACAGTAAGGTCACCTGTAATAACAAGAGATCCTAGAGTTGGGTTACCACTAGCATCAATAGCAACTTCACCATTGCTAATTACGATACCAGTACCACCTGAGAAATGTGCTCTTGTTTCTGCTGCAGAAGGCCCTGTATAAGTAATAACACCTGCAGAGTACGATAAGCTACCGTCACCACCGGAATCTGTTACTGAGATAGCTGCTTTAGCATCTGCAGTAGCACGTGCTGTAGTGTAGTATAAGTTAGTAGGGCCTTCAGGTACAGTATTTGTATTACCCTGTGTAAAGCCCATAACACCTGTAAGACTGTTATAAGAAAGACTACCTGTAGCAGATATAGAAGAACGTGCTCTTGCAGTAGTATGAAATAGGTTTGTGGTACCTTCAGTAAGTTCATCAGAGGTATGATTTGATATGTCTGAAACTTGGCCGGTAACATCACCGGTAACATCTCCAGTTAAGTCTCCTGTTATATCTCCAGTTATACCACCTGTAACCATAAGGGTACCACCTACGGTAGCGTTAGCTGCTACAGTAAGTGCATCTGTATCTACAGTACCATCAAACCATGCATTCTTATATTGAACGGAGGCGGTACCTAAGTCCAAAGTGTTGGTAGTCTTAGGGGTGAGTGCTGTGCCTGATACAACAAGATCTTGTGCTGGACCTACCTTAGTGATAGCTGCACCTTCACCTGCCGTACCATCATGAGCGTGGCCTGTAGAAGCGTTAAACGATGCCTCTAAAGCATTATATTCAGCATCAAAGTCATCTGCATCAATAACGTTACCGTTAGAAATGTTGTTTGCTGTATCCTGACGTGTGTAACCTGCCATGTCTTAGTCCTTACTGTCTATCGTTCTGTCTAAACTCTAGCAGGGCTGTGTCTAGAGTGAATGTGGGGTTTGTAGAGAAGTCTTCAATACGAAGAGCTATAGTTTTACCAGAACCAATAATGTTTGTGGTATAGATTTTATCTAACTCACCGCCATAGGTTGCTGTGTTAAATACTGCATTAGATTCGCCAAAGAGAAAAACTGCGGTACCTGTGCTGTTAATACTTTGTGTAGTAGGCTGTATCACACCTGTATTTGTAGAAGCGTTAAAGTCATACTTAATGTTTAAATCTAAAGACATATTGCCTGTAGGCTCTGCATACAACGTCATCTTATAGAATGATTTACGCATCTGTGGATCTGATATAGGCATATAAGGTGACTCATATATAGCCTCAATAGATAAACCATCAAAGCTTGAACCTGTATCCATCTTATACACGTAGCCATCTGTATTAGCAAAGGCTACTGCTTCTGTTGTACCTGAGTAACGGCTGTCTGCTACATAGGCTTTAATACCTTTAGTCTCAGACCAACTTATACCGGTAGCACCCTGAGATATAAACTTGGTAGCAATCAATCCCTTTGCAGTTGCTTGCTGTTCTGACTCAATGTAGGCAAAGATGCGATATTGAGCTTTTTCACGCATAAGGATAGAACAAAAGATAGGGGTACTACCAAGAAAAGTAGAAGCATCTTTAGATATAGGATCAGATGCAACGTCTAACCCAAAGTCACCAATACGATCAGTAGCACTTAAAAGACGTATACCATCAGAAGCAAGGTACATGATGTCGCCACCAAATTCTTGAACCGTATCGCTGT